CACCAACCAGCCTTTTATCCGCATCATCCCTAAACTTTTCAGCATAATAGGAACTATGATAGGCCACTGCTGCATCCTTGGAGCGCTCCCACAATTTTGCAAGTTTCACATAGCCGCCAACTTTATACCTGTGGTCCATTTACAGCACCTTCCTCCGGCTGAACACTCCAATACCATCTCCGCTTCTTCTGGTAGCAGTGGATTCCCATTTCTGTTTTTACCATCCGCGCAACTCGTTTGCTGACACCCTCATTGTCCAGACGGCAATAAATTTCATTCGCACTCATATCGCCTTTTTCAAGAAAATGCTTGATCCAGTAGGCAGCTTTCTGTTGCTCTGTATCAAATTTAGGTTCGGTGTCCGGCTGTTGTTTTTCAAAGAGCTGCGGCCTGCATTCCAGCCATCGAAAGCCCTTGTCGGCAGAAATGGAAAAGCGGATGTCTTCTGCCGTAGGCGCAAGACTGTTTTTGATTTGATGTACGATTCTTATATCAGGATTCTCGGTATCTCGCTCCACCTGCAGGACGCTTCGTGCTGCTGCCACAACATCAATGCTTCCCAGGCTGCGGTACAGCCCTTTGGAACCTTCTTTTTTATTAAGGTGGCCAATCAAAACGATGGCACAGTCGTAGCCAGCAGCCCACATTCCAAGACGGCGCATGAGTTTCCGCGCTCTGCCTGCGATTTGCAAATCCGAATCGCTGCCAAGATAAGCCTGAATCGGATCGATCACGACCAATCGAGGCCGAAATTCAATGATTGCCTGACGGATGCGCTCATCGTCCAATGTGAGGCCGTTATAAACCTCTTCATTGATGAAAGCAATCTTCCTGCAGTCTGCCCCGCAGCGTTCCAATCGGGGCTTTATCGTATCCGAAACGCCATCCTCGGAGCACTGATAAATCACTTTTTGCGGCACGCCGATCTTACAGCCATCCGGGGTCTTACCTCCTGTTGAAAGTTCCGCAATCAGATTCATCATCATGGTAGATTTTCCATCGCCGGGATCACCCTGCAGAAGTGTGATTTTCCCGATTGCAATAAAGGGATACCACAGCCACCGTACATCCGTTGACTGAACTTCGCTATACAGTGTCAGCAGCCGTTCCATTTCGTTTTCCCCACTTCATTTTCGCAGCTTGATTTCATGCTTTTATTATACTCTTTTCAGATGATTTTTTCTGTGAACCATCAGTTCACTTGTTGCTCAAAATGTGAACTGCTGGTTCACATTTTGGCCTCAGAAGCCATCTCCGCTAAAGGGGAAAAATAAGAATTCTGACTTCTATGCAAATTGCCTCTTTTGTTCCTCTTGATTCATTTCTCCATAAGTCAAATAATTAAAGTATCTTATGCGGGCATTTGAAAGGAAGATCACTATATGTCCGTAAATCGCACTTCTCTAGGAAAACGAATCAGCTTCTACCGTTCAAAATCGAATCTGACGCAAGAAGTTCTTGCCGCAAAAGTCAACTGCAGTCGTGAATACATTGTCCAAATCGAAAATGGCACAAAGGCTCCAAGCCTTTCTGTTCTTGTCAAAATTGCCAACACGTTATCCGTTTCCGCGGATGAGCTTTTGCTCGACTGTCTTGAATATTCATCTTCCTCAGCAAACTCTGAAATTCATCGCTTGCTGTTGGACTGTAATGAAACTGAACAGACTGTCATTATCCGCATGGCAAAGGAGTTAAAGGCCACTCTTGTCAGCCTTGGAGTTTAACATTATTTCGCAGTAAAAAGCACAAAATAAAACGGCCCGCATAAGCTGCAGACGCACCCTCGAATTCTCCTGGGTGCTGTTTGTGGTTTACGCGAGCCTTCGATTTTTTGCTTCTGAAATTCTGTATTTACCTTAAATCAAGAAATCGCTGCACTTACTTTTCCTCACAACTGTTCAATGCATCCTCAAATGTAAAGCGAATTTTCACGCGCTCATCGTTGAAAACCTCGATGCGGTCAATAAAGGTTTCCACCACATTCTGTGACAGGTGCATCACATCGCCAGCTTCTCCCACCGTATTCATCACGGCTTGCAAATTATCCGTATCTTTCTTCACAGGCTGGAAAACTTGATTTTTCTCGGTACGCAGCCGTTGGATTTGCGCCATTCTTTCATCTTCCTGTACTCGGTAAGCATCTCTCTGTCGGATGAACTCTTCCTTACTCATGTTTCCATCAGCATACTGCTCATACAATGCGACGCGCTGTTTTACGATCTCTTCCTTTTCTGCACTCAGCTTTTCTTCCTGCCGTTCTAGTGTGGAAAAGCAAATCAACGCTTTGCGTTCCCGCTCGTGCAGGATCCCCAATATATGCTCCGCCTGCTTTATCTGCTCTGTCAGCGCATTTCGAACGATATGTTCCAGAATCTCCTCAGAGATTGGGATTCGCTTGCAGGGACTGTCCACCGCTGTGGCTGAAAATCTGCAGTTAAAAGAAGGGCCAAGTTTCTTGAGAACACGATATTTCATCAGTTTCTGGCAGTAGCCGCAGTAGACCTTGCCTTTCAGCGGATACTGGTGTTTTGTGTAGTTCCCGGTCTGATGATTCCCGTTTTGCAGCATAATGACCTTTTGCGCCTGTTCAAATTCCTCCGGGGTCACAATGGCGGCATGGCTGTCCTCAATTCGTACCTGCTGTTCCAAGGGAGCGCGCAGGACCCGATGCTTATAGGGAACCGGCATAATGAATTTCGCGCCCACATAGGTACCCTTATACTTCTCATTTTTCAGAACATGATAAACCGTCCCGCTTGTCCAATGGCTGCGCTGCAAGTCCCATGCTTTCTGCTCGCTGTACACATGATTTTCCGCCACGTGATACGCTGCCGGAGTTGGAATCTGCTTTTCATTCAGGATTTTTGCGATGGTGCCTGTTCTGTTGCCCTGCAATGCCAGTTCAAAAATCAGGCGCACATACTGGCTGGCTACCGGGTCGAGGATCAGCTTATGGCAGTCGTTCGGGTCCGGTAGGAATCCAAACGGGCGGTATCCTCCGAGATACATTCCTTTTTTCTGCATCACATGGTCTGCTGCTGCGATTTTAGCGGAGAGGTCCCGGCTGTAGGATGCGTTGATGATGTTCTTAATGGCTACTTCCAGTTCACATACATCGTTTCTGATCTGTATTCCACTGTCGTAACCATCGTTGACGGAGATGAAGCGAACGCCCAGCAACGGGAAGATTCGCTCCATATAATCGCCTGCTTCAATATAGTCACGGGCGAACCGGGAAAAGTCCTTTACGATAATCGTTTTCACCTTTCCGTCCTGCGCGTCCTCAATCAGCCGCTGGAACGCTGGGCGGCTTGTGGAGGTGCCGGAATAGCCATCGTCCACGTACTCCTGACGCGGCTCTGCAGCCAGTTCCGGGCGAGCCATGATGTACCCCTCTACCAGTCCGCGCTGGCCCTGAATGCTGTTGCTCTCAGCCTTATCAGCACCCACATCCTCGTCCGCAAGAGAAAGCCGGTAATAGGTTCCGATCATCTGCTGCTCACCGCCTTTCAAACGTGTAGATCAATTCTGCCTTTACGATTTCTGCTGCACGATTTTCCAGATTTCTCATACGGCGTACCCACTCCATCTGATTTTCTTCTTTCAGTTTTTCCGATATGCCCTCCCGCTGGCTCAGCTGCTCGATCAAAACCTCATATCGTTCCACTGCCTGCTCTTCCACATTTGCTAAAACAGTATCCAGTTTTCCGCTCAGCAGCAAGCTCTGGTAATAGGCTGGTTTTCGCAGTTTCAGGTACGCCTTGTGCAGCATCCCCCAGCGGCCAATCGGACGGGTCCGTGGCAGTTTCAAGGCTGGCAGATAATAATCCCCCACCAAAACATATTCCATTCCTGTCCGGGCATCATAGATTTTCTCTTTCATTGTCTGTTCTCCTTTTTCGTTAAAACACAAATTCCGTATAAGTTATTTTCCTGCGGTCCACTTCAATTTTCTTTACATACTGCTGCAGATTGTCTGCCGTTAAAAGAACCTCTGTGTTTCCTGCGATCTGCTTTTTCTGCTGCAATTCTTCTTGAACAACGGCCAGTTCTTTCTCTCTTTCAGATTTTGTCTGCTTCAGTAATACGATTTCATTTTCTACACCTTGCTTCAGTTCCAGAAATTTCTCCTTTGAAAGTTTTCCGAGAACATACTGCTCATAGCCGCTGCGCTTCTGCGATTCCATCCGAACGATATTGCCCGACACCTGTTCCATTTCACGGCTCAATGCAATTTTCTTTGTTTCAAGGTTGCTTTTTCCCGAATTCTTCTGCATCAGCTTTTTCAAGTACTTATGTTCTTCTAACCGCTGGTACAGTTCCTTATGGATGCCGTTCCAGAGGTCTTTCTCTGAGATGGAAACATGGCAGAATTTACAGTAAAAATACAGTGAACCATCACTTTGCCAATGGCAAACCAGCTTTTCGCTGCACTTTTTGCAAAAGATTCTGCCTTTGAAGATGTTCGGATTGTTCTTTCTGCGCTGTTTGCACCATGTTTTCCGTTCCTCCCTGACCGCTTGCTCAGCTTCCCGCAACGCGGAAACTTCATCAAACAGTTCCCAGCTGATAATCGCCGGATGGTTGTCCGGCACCATCCGCCAGCTTCCCCGTGGATTTTCTCCGATTTTTCGATACGTTTCATCGTAGGCGATGCGGTTATACACCATGGTTCCCGTGTAGACCGGATTTTCCAGAACCTTTGTCACGAAAGCTGGCTGCCATGTAGGGTCCTTTACCCGTGAGGTATTTCTCATATAACCCAGCTGACAGCGGCGTGTAAAAGGTGTTGGGATTCCCTGCGCAGACAGCTTCTTTGCAATCTCGCGCTCTTTCATGCCGGATTTCTTCCAGAGAAAAATCCGCATCACCACATCGCTGACTTCCTCATCCAGAACCAAATGATTCTGCTGATTTCTCTTGTAACCGAACGGAACCGGGGTATAGATTTCTCCCCGCGCTTCCTTGGAGCGAAAACACGACTGGATTTTCTGGGACAGGTCTTTCGAGTACATCTCGTTGATCATGCTCTTGATTGGCACCAGCATCCCGTCACGGCTCTGGCTGTTCAGGCTGTCATAATTATCATTGATGGCGATAAATCTTACGCCGAACAGCGGAAACACCTGTTCCAGATACTGGCCTGTTTCCACGAAATTGCGGCCCAAACGCGAGAAGTCCTTTACCACGATGCAGTCGATTTTCCGCTCCTGCAGTGCTTTTAGAAGCCTCTCAAATTCCGGGCGGTCAAAGTTCATCCCTGTGCACCGCTTGTCCGCAAACACATCCAGCAGCATCAGATCATCCCGGTGGTTGATATACTCTTTGATGTAAGAAATCTGCACTTCCAGCGATTCCGTATCCCGAAGTACATCATCAAAATCGGACAGTCGTGCGTAAATTGCGGTTTTCCAGATACGGTGCGGTGCGTTCTCCGCTTCCCGCTGCGCCGCACTTACTTTCTTGCTTACTCTTGCCATAGGTCAGACTCTCCTTTCATGCAGATACTTCATGCTGCCCCATCTGCTTTTGATGCAGTTCTTCCAGCAGGTCTGCAATCTCATCGTGGAATCGGAACGTGATTTCTACCCGGTTGCCCTCATACACTTCGATTTTCTCAATCAGTTCCACGACCATCGGACGGGTGATTTCTTCCAATTTTCGATACTTACGGTACACATCCAGAAACGGATAAGCGTTTGGAGCAGTCTGTAGGTTTTGCCGTTCTGCTTCCAGTTCTGTGATTTTGCGGTCATACTCTTCGATCCGATTGCTGTACAGTTCGTTGTAGTTCAAAAAATCCTCCCGTGTGAGGATTTCGTCTGCATAATCCCCGTACAGTTTTTCCTTAATGCCCTGTGTATGGGCCTTTTCTGCAGTCAGCTGCCGAATCTGCCGTTCGATGCGCCGCACACGGTAGGGTTCCTGCTGGGCCTGCCGGATGCTTTCTACAAACTCGGCTTCTTCCATCACGATCTGGATCTGCATCTGAAGCGCATTCCGCACAATGTTATAGAGCTTTTCATCCCGCAGATTATGGCTCGTGCAGCTGCCCTTGTTCTGCTTGCTGCCGGAGCACTGATAATAGATATACCGCTTTCCTTTATAGCTGGCCGACCTGCGCACTAGCCGGCTGCCGCAGTCCCCACAGTAGAGAAAGCCTGCAAACAGGGCCACCGTTTCGGCATCGTTCGGCCTGCGGGTTTCGGTTTCCAGAATCCGCTGCACCAGTTCAAACTGCTCTGCCGGAATGATTGCTTCATGGGTGTTGTCCACGATTGTCCAGTCCCGCATCGGCACATTCATTTTCTTTTTGGAGCGATAATCCAGTCGCCGGGTCTTTCCCTGCACCAGCTTCCCGGTATAGACCTCATTGTGCAGAATACGGTCCACTGCCTTGGCAGACCACGGCGGCTCATCGCTCTTGCGGAAATGCAGGCTCAGCTTTGCGCCGCTCTGCAGCTTTCGCGCGGCTGGAGACGGCACCTTTTCCGCATTCAAGCGGTCTGCAATACCCTGATTATTCATGCCGCTGATCTTCCAGCGGAAAATATCTTGCACCGTTTCCGCTGCCAGTTCATCCACAATTAGCCTGGTATGATTGGCAGGATCCTTCCGGTATCCAAACGCTGCAAAGCTCCCCACAAAATCGCCGCGCTTGCGCTTAACCGCAAGCTGGCTCTTGATTTTGACGGAAATATCCCGGCAGTAGGCATCGTTGAGCAAGTTCCGCATCGGAACCATGATGGAATCGCTGGTCTTCCACGCAGATTGACTGTCATAGTTGTCTGTCACAGCAATCAGCCGGACCCGCATGACCGGGAAAATCCGTTCCAGATAGCGTCCCACTTCAATGTAATTCCGTCCAAAGCGGGACAGATCTTTCACCAGAATGCAGTTGATAGTCCCTTGTTCCAGTTCCCTGAACAGGTTTTGGAACGCAGGCCGTTCAAAGTTCGAGCCGGAGTAACCATCGTCCACAAACTCATCCACGATGCACAGTTCCGGGTGGTCTATGGCATAGGCTTCCAGTAGTGTGCGCTGGTTTGCAATACTGTCGCTCTCTGTCTTATCGCCATCCTCACGAGACAAACGCAAGTACAAGGCTGTACGGTATCGGGTTGTATTTTGCTGTGTTCTCTTCTGCAAATTCACATCAGGGTATAACAAAAGCCTTCCACCTCCTTAACGAATCGGCAATACTGTTCGTCAGAGAAGCGAAAGGCTCCACATTTTTCTATGTAGAACAAGCCTGCCGAGCAAACTTTACTCAGCCGGCACATTCCTATTTTCTTACCTACAAACAGCTTACCAGAATCATCATCTTTTGTCCAGTGCTTTATCGCATTAAAGTGTGAAATTTTCTGTGTGATTTTTCAGCAGCTTGCCGAAGTCTTATCTGCCTTTTCAGCTGGCAGACTGAAAGCATCGGCCAACGCGCTCAGACAGTGTGCTGCTCCCTCTCGGTGCGAAATTCAGCTTCACAATAATTCCGTTGTCCAGATAGCAATAAGGATTTCGGACCTTATCCAGCAGATTTTTCAGCCTTTCCTCCTGTGGCAGTCCGTGTTCCACTGCATCCTGCGGCAGTTCCTCCAGTTCAGACTGTTCAATCGTGCGGATGTCCCGGTTCTTCATCTGGTAGATCTGCTCCAACCAATTCATTCTGCCGTTTTCTTGCAATCGCGTTCCTCCCATTCAAGCCAGAAGTGTTTTCAGTAAATCCAATTTTGCCTGTCCTATATCCTTTCTCATGCTGGGGCCTGTGCAGGCAATCGGGGTACACAGTTCCAGCAGACGGTCATAGATACGGGCGTGGGCGGTATCCTGCGGATTCTTCAACTCCGTCAGGGTCAGGTTCGTGGTAACGATCAGTGGTTTCCTGCTGCGGTAACGGCTGTCGATGATGTTATAAATTTGCTCCAGCGCATATTCCGTGCCCCGCTCCATGCCGAAATCGTCAATGACAAGCAACGGATAGCCGCAGAGCCTGTCCACGACTTCATTTCGCCCGGAAAAGGCGTTATTCAGTTCATTCATGATTCGGGCAAAATTCGTCATGCAGACGGCCACTTCCTGTTCCATCAGGGCATTGGCAATGCAACCCGCCATAAAACTCTTGCCTGTACCAACACCGCCCCAGAGCAGCAGCCCCACATTCTTTTCCCGCATTTCCGGCCAGTGGGCCACATACCGCTGTGCCAGCTGCATCTGTGGATTTTGCCCGTGATCGTTTGCAAATGTCCAGTGCTGCATCGCCCAGTCGGTAAAGCCCTGCAGCTTCAGCCGCTGCACTTTCTCGTAATGCAGCCTTGCATGTTCTTCTTTCTCTTGCTTTTCCCTTGTAGCCTGCCTGCACTGGCATTCAGCCGGATGGCGGTCACGCCCAAACAACTTTCTGCCGTTCGGGAAAAATGCTTCTTTTGGTGTATTGCAAGTGCCGCAGTACAGCAGCCCATCTTCTGCAACATAGTCCTGCGGTTCCACAGAGATCGTCATAAGCCTGTCCATCGCTGTCTGGATCGTTTCCGTCATAAACTTTCCTCCTTGTTGTAGGTATAGTCCGGGATACCTGCTCCCGGTTTCTGTTGTCTTTTCTTCCGTGCTGACCAGCTACGCAGGGTCGCCGCATGGTCTGCGTACTTCCTGCCTGTAGACTGCATATAGATTGAAAGGTCATCAATCAGGGAATCTAACTCTGCAATTTCCATTTTCAGTTCTGAATAATCTTCCAGATAGACATTCCGATAACGCCCATATGCTTCTTTGGTTCTACTCAGTTGGTTCAATCTTAGGTTGTTCTTATTTATTTGGTTCGATGTGCAGTTTTGCGCAATCGTATTGCTCACTTTTGAGCAATCAGGCTGCTCATTTTTGACCATCTCGACTGTGCATTTCTGCGCAGTAGATGGGAAGCTTAGGAACACCTGGTTTGGCTTGGAAAAGCCATTGGACCGCCGTTCGATCAGCCGTGCGGCTTCCAGTTCCCGCAGGGCACGGGTGACACTGGAAATGCTGCTCTGAAGATCTTCCGCCAGCCCTGCCAACGGATAGAGCACATATGCCCGGCCCTGCACATCCACCCAGCCGTTCTTCTGCGAAAGGGTCATGCGGTCCAGCAGCAAAACATACGTCAATCGTGCCGTATGTAAAAGGCTCATCTGCAGCAGAAATTTCGGATAAGGGAAATAAGCGGGCAGTGGGGTTTGTGCCTTGATGTACTCTTTACTCAAACTTCCTCCTAATCGTTTTCAAAAGTCCCTGCCGAATGGGAAAGTCCTGCACGGGCTTACGCATCCGGCAGGGTTCCGGGGTGCGGGGTGAAAGACCCTGCTGATTTACAGGCTCATATCATAGCTGCGCTTCTTGCGTTTCGGTTGACGCTCACGCTGTTCCTGTCGAGCCTGCTCCTGCCTTGCCTTTTCGCGGACTCTAGCCTCCCACTCGCGTTTCCATGCAAGGTCGGATTTCATTTCATCGGTCTTTCGGAAGATGCTGTACACGTTATCCGATGCAATTTCCAGACGCCGGGATTCTTCTCTCAGGGGAGCGTATGCCTTTTTCCTCTCCGCGATTTCTTTGGTCAGTTCTTCTTTCCGCTTTTTCAAAGATTTCAGCGATGGCAGCTTTCCATCGTTTTCTTCCCGGAAGTATTTCACGGATTCTGCATAGGCATCCAATTTCTTGGAATGCTCTGCACGGAATTTCTTCTTGAAAATTGCTTTCGCAAATTGCTGCTGAACCTCTTTTGTAGAAAGGTACTGCCCCGCATAATGAATCTGTTCATTGATTTTGTACAGTTCATCTTCTGCCTGTGACAGTCGTTCATACGCAGCCTGCGCATTGGCCTGTGCTGTCTTACACAGATCGTTTAGTTCCGTCAGGTCGTTGATGTTGTTCTCCTGTACCCATACCAGCGTTTCGGCCATTTTCTGCAAATTGCTGATTTTGACCTTTAGTGCATAGGCCAGATTTTCCTGTGCCCTAACATTCTCCTGCAGGTCCACAACAAGCCGCAGCCTAGTTCTGGTCGTAAAGATCAGTATGGGATCTTCCTTGTACCGCAGATTCTTCTCGGCGTTCTGAACAAAGAATCCTTCCAGACATTCTCTTTTGCTGCTTTCTCCCAGAGAACGCTCCGATATGAACTTGTTCCGTTCCGGCGGCAGATAGCTATAACGACCACGTTGTGTTTTGACAAAAATATTATATTCATCCTGCAGGATGTTTTGAAAATCTTCATACGAGATTGCTTTCTCACGGGCGACGGCAACGGCATCCCGGATAAGCTGTTTCTGTGTTTGAAACTTTGTCGGATTTGGCGTAAATCCATCCTTTTCGACTTCCTGTTTTTTCTCATTCAGCCGCCGCTGTGCCCAATACTCCGCTTCGGTCACACCCGTTCTGGATGGTGACAGCAAATCGACCTGATGCAGAAATTCACGGTTGCACAAATCCATGAGGGATTTCTGCAAGTGCTTTAGATACTCGTTCGTCACGTGGTGCTTGTACCCTGCCTTGCAGTCAATGGATCGCTCCATAAAGGGCTGCTGGGGCACATCCAATTTTCGCAAGCTGTTGATTACGATATGTACATGAATGTTGCCGCTGCCATTGTGACCGTCCATGTGCGTACAGACCAATGCCTGATGCCCCGGAAAATTTGCTTTTGCGTATTCCAGCCCAAGCTCCTGTGCCCGTTTCCCCGTCAAACAATTTTCTGTGCTGTCCCGTGGATCAAAGCTGATGATGTAATGGTGGCTTTTGATTTCATTCTTGTTTTTGTTTTTCTGGTACTCGCGGTTCAACTGCTGGCAGGCCGCATCAAAGGAATAGGGTTCACAGTTCAGACCGTCCAGATAAAACTCATCTCGCATGAT